TTTGAACTGTATCGCCAATAACTACTTCTCCAGTAACGACTGTTCCTTCAGGAATTGTTACAGAGGAGGCAGAGGTGTTACTAAACTCTAGCGTTACATAGGCTTGACGGTAACCTGCAGGGGTGTATCCGTAGGTCTGAGCAATGTTAAGAACGCTGTTGCGTTGGGTTGCTGTTGTAAGGAATGCTTCATTAGCATTTCGGTCAATATAATAAGAGAGCATGTCACCCATGTAGGCAAAAGCCTCCACAAGTGCAACACCAAAGTCTGCTGGGTCAGCCGCTGTCCAATCAGGTACACGATCTTGAATACGTGCAATTAGTTCTTCTCTAATTGCAAAGTAGTCTTTGCTTGTGTAATCGATCGATACGGGGATAGTGGATGGTGGGGTTATGCTCACAGGTTCTCCTCAATTGCTATAGCGTTTCCGTCAATGCGAATCAATCCTATTGAGGTGGTAGTTACCTCATCATTTGGCAAAGCGTAAGTGACGTCTACCTGCATAATGCCTGTGTATTCATCAAACACACTACTGACAGATTGCAAGGTCACCTTCTGTAATTGATCATTAAAGGCTTGGTTAACTTCAAACTCAATCTGAGTCTGAGCATCCTCTTGGTTTTCAAATACTGCCAGAGGCATATCTGTTCCAAACTTTGGACGCATTACTCGTTCCCGCAGTGCCGTTCCTATAACGGAACGGACTTTGTCAGCCCAAATCTTTGTCTGGTCTGTTGTGGTACCGACACGTCCATAAGGATCGATAGAAAAAGGTAAAGAAAGTGCAACTTCAACCATTACCTACCTACCCATCGTCTTGGAGTTATTTTATAGCCACTTTGAGTTTCGTTGACCATAGTGGCTGGTGCACTTATTCTAGTAGATGTTGGCCTACTAGATACCCCTGTCGTAAGTTCGTGAGCAATATTTCTGATAGGAACTGTAGAGGCAGTCAGAGGACGGAATGCACTGGCTTTATTACGGCCCGTTCCATCAGTCATGCAGGTAAACTCAACCGAGTAACGACCGTCCCAAGTTACAAAGTGGTCTACTTTCTTTATGACCCAGTAACCATCAGTGGTGCTTCCAGTACCATTTATCTCAACAGTTCTATAGGGAGCAATGTTGGGATTTCCTTGACCCGTTCCTTCTGCCAGGATTGAGAATCCTGAGAGGTTTGCATTGGCTTCAGCAATCATCTTGGCAACTGCAGGACTAGCCGATATAGAGGAAGATAGAACTTCTTTGAATAGTGGCTCTTTAGTTGAGGACCTTAGTTTCTTTCCTACTTGATTAGGAGAAGAGGTAGTTGTGTAGGGCTTGGCTGTAAGAGGATCAATTCCATGAATGACTTTATCTTTTCGACTGTATGTTCCACCAGAACTTAGATCACCTACTTTAGGTTGGAAGGTGTCTAAAGTATGAGATACAGGGCCGCTGTACTCACGTGTCTCTGCTTCCTCAAAAGATAGGACTGGAACTACGGTCATGAATTGATTTATCATATTATCAATCGGATGGAAGTAAAGATCAGTTCCTGATACTTGGGCGACGTACCCAATCTTTCTAGCAAGTTCTTGAATTTTTTCCCAATACGAATGAGAAGTCATAGTAATTTGGCTTAGACGTAATGGGTGCGGAGTAATGTTTGGTTTTAACTTAAACTTCTTAGCAATTTCTTCAATCACTTCAGTAACAGTCTTGTTAGTCCAGATCTTTGCTTCCCCTTGTTTTAATCCAAGAGAAGCGCCTATCCCTCTAACAATTACTCGACGGTTCATTCCTTGGGCTGTTCGAGGAGAAGAGTCGTAAACATAACCAAAGAACTCACCTGATACGGAATCGTTTCTCCACCTTACGTTGAGTGGAACTCCTGTCTTCAACACTTTTGTGTAGAAAGAGTCAGAGTATGGGTACGTTATCTCGATGATGTCTTGTTTACCAGCCTCCTGATACAGTCTAAAATTTTGAGGAACTGTATCAAACCCAGGAAAATCTGGGTAAGAAACAGTAAACCCAGAACCTTGACGACTCTGGTAGGTACTACTCATTTGGAATCCTCAGTTGAGTACCAGGAGCAATAGAGAAGGGGTCAAGAATTTCAGGATTAATGTCAAGGATTCTCCACCATAAGTTTGGTGCTCCCAAATATCGCAACGCCAAATTGTCTAGTCGATCAGTCTCAACCCAGTTGTATAAGAAGAATGAGGCAGTGTAACTAGGGAACTCACGATTAACCGTCAACTCATAGGTGTTAGACCTAGAATCAAAAGCCTTGTAGACTTTCCCATCTACATACCTACTATCAAGAAATATCATAACTATCTTCCATATCCAGGAGTTGTGTTTCTAAGTTGATTTTTACTTGAAGATCCACCAGATGTCTTATCTTGAATGCTATAGTCAATGAATCGATGACAGGTGAAGTTGACAGTTGAAAGAATTGGAACCATTCTATTGTTAAAGATAGTGTGGTTTATACCCAGGTCTGAGATACGTACTCTATAGCGCATGTTTGCTCCTAGATGAAGTTCTAGAACTGACATACGCATGTAACCACGATCAGCCGTTGTTCCATTTAACTCTGACTTAAAAGTGGCGTGTGGCCCGTTGATAGTTTTAAATAGGTATTCAATGTCGTACATTGTTCCCCTATTGTATATTCCTTGTTGATCTTCGATCGAAAGAGTTTCTCCATAAGGAGAAGCAGCAATATAATTTGCAGAATAAATTCTATTTCTTTGAGCAGGGTCTAAATCAGGAGGTGGAGTACCTATCTTTGCTTGTTGTTGACTTACATACCCAAGTTTGTCTAAGTAGTTCATATCTTCAATTCTATTTAAGATAATTGAAAATTGAATTTGAGAAGAGAATAGTCCTGCAGAAATTGGGATTGCTTCATCTTTACCACTTGCTTGGTATTCAGGATTAACCGCTCCTTGAATACCCCACCCCATACTTACAGAGGTAGGATTGTATAGGAATTTAAATCCGTATAATTGATCATCTACTTCTTTAGAGTTACTTCTATTGAGTCCATCTAGTTGTTCTACAACAAACTTTTTATCCATTTGGAAAGTTCCACGCCCAGGAGTAACGCCCGTCCATGCCTGTCTAGCATCAGTGTAGTTACCTTGATTGATAGACACATTATCTAAAGAAGATGCTTGTGGTCCTAGAGGATTATGTAAAGCATTCTTCAACAAAGGAGGATTGTATTGATATGGTCCTTTAGGATTTACCTTCCCTCCATTTACGACTGTTATAGGTCCACTAGGTTTTTTTACTCCTGCACCTGTATCAGAAGATGGTGCTGGTTTAATTTTGTTAATTTGTGAACTTAAGTTTTGATAACGCTTCCAGGCATCATCGCGTCTGCCTTTTAAAGTAGTTACATTTTTCCTAGCATTTATGAGGTTGGTTCCAGTAAGTGTTCCACCTGCAATAAGTTTTTCTAGAGTAGTGATGCCCTTGACATAAGACAGATATTCTTTGTACACCTGGTCTCTGCGGGCTTTGTAAGAAGCCAGTTCTTTTTTCTTGTTTGTGTCTAAAAACAAACCAAGACGAGAATTTCTTGCATCTTGTTTATTTCTAATAGATGCAATTGTGCTTTCAATTTTTGAGTAATCTGCCTGGTTAGACACTAGGAGTTTCCAATCATTGAGTTTTCATTGTTATGGTTTAAGAACTTCTGAACCTGCTTAGCAAACCTCATGGCTGTTAGATCGTTTGCTTCATCAAACTTAACAGTGATGTTCACTGTCTTATCTCCTGATATAACAGATCCTTGAGGTATAGAGGCTCCATAACCTGAGGTTGCTCCTCCACGAATCTTTGTTCCCCAACTACTCTCGTTGATAAGATTAAAAACTGTTTGAGAATCAGCATTATTTTTAAGGGCGCCAACAATTGCGTCGTACCCACGTTCTGCAGATTTATTTCCAAGAATTGTTTTTACCGTAGCGTCAAGACCTTCTTCCATAGAAGTGTATCTTCTGACGTTATGAGAGTTCATGATCTCAGAACCACCCATGTCTAAGGTTGTATTGAGAGGATTATAATGAGCAGAGTTCTTCCAGTGACCGCCTTCAAATCTCATCCATGTATTAACGGACTTCAAGTTTGTGTCTGTAACAGGTGCTCCAATTCGACCTAAGAACTGTTTTGCCCACTCCTGTTGATCACCTGTTCCAAGAATTGCTCGTGTTCCTGCAGTGTTAGATGCAGAAGAAGAGGTTCCAGAAGTAGCCATGGCTTCAGAATTTGCTGTGCCAACGGGAGATGATGCTCCAAAGTAAGTTAAAACATCTGGATTAACTGGGTTGTTCTTTCCTTGGCGTACTTCATAATGGAGGTGAGGACCAGTTGTGTTACCTGTGTTTCCTGACTTTCCAACCTTTTGTCCTTTTGATACAAAGTCACCGAGGTTGACACTTCGTTCACTCAAGTGTCCATACACTGTCTGGTATCCATTAGGGTGATCGATAACAACAGCGGTTCCGTAATCTGGTCCTGGGTTGATACTGGAAACATAACCATCAAGAGTTGCTGATACAGGTGATCCAATCTTCATTGGGAAATCTTGACCTGTGTGTACATTGTTTGTTGATGCCCAGACTCCTGAGTTATCTTTAGCACCAAAACCATTTGCTGCGGCTCCGCCTCGTGGTCCTATGCCAGTGTTAAACCCAGCACCAAAACCAGAGGTTGCTCCACCCTTTGGCATTGCTTTAGGAAGTAATGGAATTATCTCTTTTAATCCACTTATCAGCATAGTGACGCTGGTGGACAAAGCCGCTCCTACGTTAGTTCCTCCAACTCCACCAATTAATCCTTTGAGGTATCCCAATGGCTCAATAACTTTTTCTAGTTGTCTGTTGAATGCCTCTACAGTATCTGCAGCATTTTCAAAGCCCTTGATCATTGATGTTTCGGCTGTCATCATCAGTTGTGTTTCAGAAGCACTTAAGCGACCTGCAGCAGCGAGGGCTGTATTTGCATTGCCTCCTCCTTGTGCATTTCCACGAACTGCAAGATCTGGATTTCTTCCTGCTGTAAGATCAATCATTGCTTGATACAAGATCTCTTGTTGCCCTGCATCAAATCCCATGGTGGACATGTTGGCACCAAGGTTTCCACGAAGACGTGACTCTTGTAGCGCCTGAACACTGCTAAACCCACGACCTCCAGTCATGGCACTCATTAATTGTTTTGCAATTTGCCCTGGTGTCTTATCTTTTCCAGTAGCAGCATCATAAGTACTAATACCGTATTGGTATAAGTTTGCTCCCATAGGACCTGATTGAAGTCCTGCAATTGAACTAGCCGCTGCTGCGTTATCCATTCCAAGGTACTTAAATGCTCCACCAACTTGAGCGGCAGTCTGTAAGTAGTTAGCACTTCCTGGCATGTAACCGCGACCAGCAAGTAGTGCTGCAACTGCAGCGTCAGATCCACGACTAGATAGACCGCCACCCATAGCGCTAAAGGTTGCACGCTCTAATTGAGCACGGTTAATCCCTGGGGACTTTAATCCTGCTTGATAGAACCCAACAGAGCGCTGCATTGTAAGGGCAAGGTCTGGCGCACCTGCGTACGCACCTGCAGGTAATGCTAATCCTATTTTACCAAGTCCTAGTTTAAGGTTACCAAGATTGCCACCATCTGATCCTGGGCCTTGTCCAAATTGAGAGAACTGTCCTAGGCTGTTGTTGACTTGATTAGTTCCTGGACCTGCATAACTCTGTTGTGCAAAACGAGCGTTGTCAGCGCCCGTACCTGGACGTGTAGTTGATGTTCCTAGGTGTGCACTACCACCGTTGTTCTTGAGCGCACCAACAGCACCCTCCATGGCGGAGGTTGAGACGTTAGAGACTTTTTCAAGTGACTCATAGAGAGCGTTAACCTTCTTAGTCAGTTCGTCAACACCAGTGGTCAAAGACTTGATGTTGGCAACCATCTTGTTAGCCATGTTAGTCCTTTCCCTTTACGTATTTGGCTATCTGTAGCCAGTTCTTTCTTTCTCGTGGTGACAACTGCTTTATCTCAGTTAACGTCCATCCCTTAAAGGACTGAGTTAACGCTGCCCATTCAGCCACTACGTGACTGTATGGAAGAGTATTAGAATCGAAATAAGGTCCCGAAATTAACGGGAACTGGTACCTCGCTTCCAGTCTCAGGATCAGTGACAACGATGCTGTCAAACTGTGGTCCTGGTAGTCGCTTGTTGATCTCTTCAACAATCTTTCTACGATCAGCAAGTCCTAGGTTTCGTACCTGTTGCTTGCTAACAACTGGAGAGTTATCGATCTTTAGCACAGTGTTCTCTAGCATGATGGTGGTTAACTCAGCAGAGGATTTATCAGAGTTGATAATCATCTCTTTCTGAGAAACACCTGTTGGAAGAGTTACTGTGTATTCGTGATTCTTTCCCGATACTGAGAAAATACGATCATTGATTGGGTCAGTTAAAATTTTCACTTGAATATCTTTATCAAGATCAACTTCAATCTGCTTTAGTTCTGATCCAAAGTAAACGGGCACTTCTGTGGTGCGACCAAAGGTAGCCTTGAAGATTGCCAGAATGAGCATGTCTCGATCTCCTGCAAGGAGTTGATCTAACATCTTCTCATCTGCCTTCTCGTTTCCAATCCGAACTGTTCCTCGTTGAAGGATGGTTAAGATTGCTCTACCGACGTTTGCTGCACGAGCAATTGCTTCTTCATCGTTACCATTGAGTTCTCTTACCTCTGCCTCCGTAATGACTTCCCCAGCGGCGTTTATGTAGCCGCCAGGGAGAGTCACCACGTTGTCCAAAGGAGGGAGGACTTTTACATCAATAGGCTCTGGCTTTTCAGCGATAGCCTGGTTAATGAGGTTGTTTGCCAATGCGGGATTAGCCGCTGCACTAATTGTTTTCGTCATGTTAGTCCTTTGTTAGTCTGCGAAGTCTGCTGCTTGTGTAGTTAAGTTAGGTGCCCAGTTAACATCAAATCCTTCATGTACGAGTGTCATCTGCTCTACGAATAGAGCGTTGTCACCAGCATTGAGGTCTGAGTATGCAACTGATGTTGGCCATGCGTTGTAAACTTCAAAGCGCATCGCTACGTGGTCTGTTGCAGAAGAGTTGTCAGTTTCACCTGCAGCAGGGATCGGGTGTGATAGAACTTGGACTTCTAGGTTGCAACGGAAGTTCTGTGCGATAGATCGTGTTGATCCACCAGCAGCAACAGTTGCAAACATGTTACGCATCCAGTCCCAGTTTTGGTTAGTCCCAAGAATCACACCACGTTGTAGTGTGATAGGTGTTAAGGTTGTCTGACCAGGATTTTGGTGGACAGTGGTGTTGTAGCCACCTTCACGGTATGGGATAGAGTCTGTGGTAACCGATAGGCCAGACACAGATGT